AAAAAATAAATAAAATAAAAATTCTTATTGTATCCACAAATAATTTTCCACAAGATATAAATAAACATATTAGTGACCAAATCAAAAACAGAATGGGAAAAGGAACAAATGTAACAGTGAGTTGTGGAGGGCGCACATTCACGCTTGGCACATTTTTAAATTCCAATTGGTTAATTGATTTGAACGAATATGTGGTACTTAAAAACGGCGTGAATGCTATCCATTTAATTAAAGGTAGCTGGATTGGAATCGAATTAACACAAGGTGACAATCAAATAGATGTAAATGGTAGCGGCTTGGACATCGACTTTAGTGTTGAATTTCATGACCGCTACTTTTAAATAGAAGGAGGGCGAGGTAGATGCCAACAGAACATATTAAATACACCGATAGTTTGAGACAAGGTACGGATAAATTAAACGCTGCTATTGATCTATCAAACACAGCTGTGGATGTAGCAGATAATGCTGTAACACTCATGAATGAGGGTATTGCGACCATTGCCGTGAAAACCGATGAAGCGATAGCGATAGCGACGGTAGCGGCAGAAAATGCAGATGGCAAAGCGGAGGAAGCAAATCAAGCGGCGACGAATGCAAATGCGGTGGTCACGGTCGTTAGTGATTTAGTGGAGCAGGTTGAAGGTTGGGAGTTCCTTGGCGAATACAATCCGTCCGTGACTTATATGAAAAATAATAGCGTACGATTTAATGGCTCTATGTATATAGCAATAGCCGATTCGACAGGTAATCCACCAACAAATGCAGCTTACTGGGGTTTAATAGCTCAGAGAGGTGTGGACGGCTCGGGAGCAGTGTCATCGGTGGAGGGAGAATTGCCAGATATTAATGGTGACGTTAAGCTCCCTACACTCGCTACTAAACAAGAATTGCAAACTGTGGATATAAAACTATCGTCGCATATGGGGGATATAGAGAAACATAGAACGATTAAGATATTCAATAAAGTTCCATCGGAAAAAGAATTATTATCGGGAGAGATAGGGCTAGTTTTGACAGAGTATGCCAATCCGTTAGTAGAGACAATTGAAATAGATACTCTGGAAAACTCCAAAACATCATCGAGCATGGCAGGAGTACCCTCCGGAAGAAAAGCGGCGATAATCTATATACCATCTACAAACATAGATGTTACAAAACTTACGTTAGAGTTTTTGTCTGGTATATTACCGCATGACACTAGTAATGATCTAAGGGTCACGATATACCCAGACGACGGGAATGGATTACCAGACGAATTGAATCCTTTAGCATCCACTATACTGACAGAGAATCCCTCCACACCTAGCACTAGTTTTAGAAAAACGGCTGTTTTTGCAGAGAGTTCTAATAATTACGTATCAAGAGTTTCCTTTATCGCAAACCAAAAATACTACATTGTAATCGAAGTCGTATCGGGAGCAAGTGGCACTACGGTTTATTATGTATGGTTTACACTTGATGCTAATGATCCGAATATGTGGAGGGGGAGCTACAATAACAATGCATGGGATATTATACCCGCAGATAGCCCAGTATTTGCACTGTATAAAGCCGTACCAGATACGAAATGATATACTGTTAGCGGGAGGCGATAATATGAAAATATTATGTGTATCTATTTTTCTGCTAACATCAATTCTAAACTTTGGAGATGATGAAATGGCATGGAATGAAAAGAAAGCTAATTTTATTGGCGATAGTATAACAGCGGGTGGCTACGTCGTTACCGTTGAAAGTGATTTGAATCTTTCTGTTGCAAGAAATTATGGAATAGGTGGAAGTTCTTTGTGTTACCGAGATGTACCTCAATTAGATTCAGATTATCCCCCAGTTATAAGTCGTTGGCAGGATATGAACAATGATGCTGATGTTATTTTCATGATGATAGGAACGAATGACTATTCAAGCCAAGTGCCATTGGGCGAAATTGATAGCGTTGAGACTAACGAGTTTTTTGGATGTCTAAATATAGTATTGTCAGGGTTAAAACAGAAATATCCAAGCAAACCAATTATCATCTCCACTATATTATCCAGAATAAATGATGACGTGTATCCAGTACATCTCGATATATACAATAATGCCGTCAGAACAAAAGTTGAAGAATACAATTTATACTTGTTTGAAAGCACCGAAAAAACAGGAATGGATTTAAAAGCTGATTACAATAATGGGATATATAACTTCACCGATGATGGTTTACATCCAAACGGTAACGGAGCTATTTTGCTAGGAAAAAGCATATCGGCGTACATGGAGCAAATTGCTCCTAAAAATTTGATGAAGGGATTTTTCGTAATTAATGACTCAGACGCTATTAAAATAGTAGAACCTATTTATAATGAACTCGACAACGCTATGACGTCAGTTCCATATTACTTAAAATGACGGCTTAGGACCATTATGTGTCGTAGCAACCTCACAAAAGAAAGCAGGTGATGCCATTGAAGCCGCAAATATTTAACCTACAAAATGAACTAGTCGCCGTGTTACAAAACGCATTCAAAATCGGCTACACTAAAATCAAAAACCATCTGTGGACGGCTCACTTTACTATGCCACTGGATGACGCAAAGGTTGATTTTATCAATCCAAAGTATTTTATCGACATTTACGACCACGACAGATATATTGGAAAGTTTATTGTTAACCCGAAAAACACCATCAAAAATGAATCAACAAACGAAATATCATATCACTGCGAGCACGTTTTGAGTCTACTACACTCAGACGTGCTTTTTGGTTACCATCAGTATTCTAACTACACTACGCCTGTGGTGCTAAACGGACTATTTAATTTACAAGAAACGAAGCATTGGAAGCTCGGTCAACTTGATTTCATCCGCTATTTCCATTATGGATGGGAAAATGAGGACAGCTTACTGAATGCTATCATGAGCGTCGCCAAACCATTTGACATGCCCTATCTGTGGACGTGGGATGATACGACTTACCCATTTACACTTAATCTAGTTAAGCCGGATGATGTTGTAAAAGATACTATCGTTGCCGGTAAAAATTTAAGGGGCATTGAAATCCATGAAGACCCAACAAACATCGTGACTCGTATCTATCCACTTGGATTTGGTGAGGGGGTTAATCAGCTTACGATAGCAGGTGTGAATGGCGGCAAGGTTTATCTCGAAGATGCAGCGGCCATAGCCAAATACGGCTTACACAAGAGAATATGGGTGGATATGCGCTTTGAAGATGCCGAATCGTTAATGGCGAGTGGTCAGGCTATTTTGGACAAATTTAAACAACCTATTCGTTCGGTGTCAATCGACTGCATTGATTACTCGTTAATAGACCTATACGGACTATCAGACTATGAAGTTGGAGATGTCCTACTAGTCTATGACCTGGATACGAAAACTGATGAAGAAATCCGACTTGAAAAGATTGATAAAGGGGATATATACGGAGCGCCATCGGACATGCAGCTGGAACTAGGTAGTGTGGTTGGGGATATCACGACAACCTTTGCGGATTTAGAAAAGAAGCAGCTGGTTAATGAAACGTATTCACAAGGCGCTACGAACATTGACAGTCGTGATTTCTCTGATAACTGTGACCCGAATTTTCCCGCAATCATTCGTTTTCCGATTCCGGACGATGTAGTCAATATTAATGAAATGACACTCACATTCGAAACAAAGCCTTTCCGTGCATTTGAGAGAGCCATACAAGGTGGGGGCGCTATTGTGTCATCCACAGAGAGTGGTGGTGCGGATGTACAATCGACATCGGCAGGAGGTGGTAATGTTACTTCTACTTCAGCTGGTGGCGGGGTAGTTGATTCATCTACTGGAACTATTAGCGAATTAGATGGCACGACATACGGAGCATATAAGGGTATTGGAGGACTAAACAGCACATTTGAGACTGAACCAGCTGGCTCAGACAACCATACACATACCATTCCATATCACGCTCATGAAGTGCTGTCGAATGCACACAGTCATGAGCTTAATATACCGGCACACAGCCACGGATTGAACATCCCAAACCATACGCACAGCATTAACTTACCTGCACATAGGCACGATATCGTGTTACCTAACCACACTCACGCAATTGAATATGGCATATTTGAAAACCCTCAAATGCCATCTAGTCTAACGATTAAAGTTGACGGAAATGTATTGCCTATATCGGCTACTTACGGTGACGGCATCGACCTGTTGCCGTATTTAGCAAAAGATTCATCGGGGAAAATTCAGCGTGGGCGATATGCAGAAATTGAAATCAGACCAAATAATTTAGCACGGATTAACGCTACGGTGTCGAGTCGGTTGTTCATTCAGTCCCGAATCGGCGTAGTGATGTGAGGAGGTAGTCAGATGAAATTGCAAATTACGTTACCGGATCATTCAACGGAAATAGTAGAAGTAGAGTCCTTTGATGCTTTGGAATTGGAAGAAAAAATACGTGATTCAAATGGTGCTAGTGTCGCTATTGGAAATCAACTATTCTGGAAGATTGATATTCGGCACGTGAAGGTTATAGAAGAATGAAGAGCGTCCTTGTGGGCGTTCTTTTTATTTACTCAAAAATATCATAGGGGGTCAAACATGGATATCGGAAGGGAGCCAGAAGGCATGCCTATTTTGCAAAACCATGAACAGCGTATCACTATTCTCGAGACGACGGTTTCCGGACTATCTCAAAAAATGGATAGCTTGAAAACTACAGTGGAAACAGAGGGAGCCGAACAAAAAGCATTACTCAACAAACTAATTGATCATCATCTTGATACGAGCAAAATAAAGTTATCGCAGTTCTGGAAAGTGGCGCTTAATTTGTCGGGAGCTTCCGGCATTATCGGCGTGATTATTTACGCAGCTACACAATTTTTTAATTAAAAGGAGGAATTTTAGATGAATGACAAACTAAAACAATATGTAGCACTTTTCGGAGGATTGCTATCGGCGGTCCTTTTATTTTTGACGACATTGAACATCGAATTTGAATGGTTTAACACGGAGTCTATCGGGGCATTCGAAGGTGTGCTGATTGCGGCTGTTCCGTTTGCGCTATTGGTTTACGGAGTGTACAAAAACTCATATGTTCTTACTGAAAAAGCTAAGAAGCAGGAAGCGGAGTTGAAAAAGAAGGGGTTGAAGTAATATGGCATATATCATCGTCAACAGTTTCATCCCGACGACTCTATATCCATTAAAAGCACCATACACGATGGAACCTGAGTACGTGACCATTCACAATACGTACAACGATGCTACGGCGGCTAATGAGATTGCTTATATGACTCGAAACGTCACGGGTGATAGGGCTGAGGTCGGTTACCATGTCGCTATCGACGACAAACAGGCTGTACAAGCTATTCCTTTTTCACGCAATGCATTTCATGCTGGCGACGGAGGAAAAGGTAATGGTAACCGAAAATCAATTGGAGTTGAAATTTGCTACTCGAAATCTGGTGGTCCCAAATATGTAGCCGCAGAAGAAAACACAGTTGAATATGTCGCCCATGTGCTCAAACAATATGGTTGGGGAATCGATCGTGTTAAATGGCATCGTGATTGGTCAGGGAAGAAATGTCCGCACCGTATCATAGACGAAGGGCGTACACAGTCGGTTAAAGATAGGATAGCTAAACGACTTACTGAATTAAACAACCCTCCACAGCAGATTGTGGATGACCAAAAGGAGGTTGATGAAATGGCTGAACAATTACCAAAGACACAACAAGATGATATGCGAGCATTGCTAAAGCGTGCATTTGACAACAAGGTGTTTAGTGTCAATCACGCGTCAAAAGTCGATACAATGACTCGCGGGCAAGCCACTGACTTACTGATTAGTTATGTAGCACGTACAAAGTAAATAAGTAATGCAAAAAGCGGTCCTCCACAGATTATATTGTGGAAGGCCGCTTTTTTATTTGCCCAATGTCATATAAGTATTCGCTGCTTTTTGCAAATGTTCATTACTCTTTTCGATAATTTTGAGTGTATCAGTATTCAATGTTTTTTCTCTGTCTGGAATCTCAATTAGGATGTCTATTACTTCTATTCTTTTGTTAATTGCGTTTTTAAGCTCAGTTTTGATTTCGTTAATGCCATTGATTTCGTTCTCACTAAAATGATCCGGCGTTTTTGATTCGTCTATCTGTTTGATAATACCAGTATATAAACTATCTAACAGTTCAATATCACTGTGAAAAGGCTCGATATTACCACCGGCTTCTAAACGCTCAAAAGGTTCTATCATATAGAATCCCCAATTGACGTCGATGTTTGTTGAGACGCTTCTTACAAGTGGTTCAAGTGTTCCGTCAATGTATGACCGTAATGATTCACCTTGTTTAACTACTGGTTTTGTAGGTATTACAGATTTCTCGATTACTTTTTCTTCTTTCGGTTTAGCGATTTCCGCTTTTTCTTCTGATACTTCTGGTTCAACTTCCTCTTTGACAACAGGTGCTGTTGTTTCAACCTTTTTAGGTTCTTCTTTATCTGCCTGTTCAACAGGTTCAGCCGTGGCGACAAATGCAATAACTGACACTATCATTACCGCGAATGTGATTCCGCTGAATTTTAGAAACTTCGAGCGATGTTCTTTATTTTTCTTGACTGCCGAAATAATAAATCGGGTTACGAAAAATGCAAGTGTTGGAAATGACAATAAAAAGATGATGAAAAATAAATCGTCCAAATGGAACCCTCCAGTTAATATCTGATAGTCCTATGGTACGACAAATCGGAGTAGTTGGCTATATTTGGGCAGAAAAAAACAGACAACTTTGATTAGTCATCTGTTTTCGTTGTTTCTCCATCCATTTCTCCTATTAACCAAGCTCCATTTTCGATATCTAAGCCAGTCAATGCTTTATACAGGTTTTCTACTGCGTATTTAGCCTGTTGCTGGACTTCTTTATCATCGTATTTCAAATTCAATGCTGCGCATCTGATTTCCTCAACTAAATACCTGAGTTCACCGATTTCCACGCTTACTTTTTCGGATGGCTTAGAATTTTTATGATTTTTTAGGTGATGCAGTATTTCATATATATCCTCCATTATTATCTGCCCTCCACAAGTTCTAGTATGTCTTCGATGTGTTCAATTTCAAGCGTTTCACAAACCTTCGCTAACTGTTCCCTGTTAATAGTAGTACGTTGGTTATTGACCATCTCACTTATCGCGTTCGCTCGTAACCCCGATTTTTCAGCCAATTCCTTTTGGGACATTCCGCGCTCATTCAACGCCTCTTTTAATTTGATCCGTATTTCCAATTATCCCACCACCTTATTTTATATGTTCTTAATCCCATTATATCACCATATCGCTATTTGTAAAACTAATTGTTGACATATCGCTATATAAGTATTAATATTGACTTAACGACATATCAACATGTTGATAACTTGGTATTTAAAAGGAGGACAAACAATGGAAACAGCAAACGAAAAACGTCTACAAGCGATGCGTGAGTTTGAAGATAAAACGCGAAAGAATGAAACATTGGGACTCTATGCGAATGTATGGATTCAAATGTATGTGGAAGACCCGGTTACATTTCCTGCTGAATTCATGATGGCTCAACTAGTCAAGAAACATGCGGAAATCAGCTTTGACAAAATTAAATAAAAAGGAGATGGAGAGAGATGACGACATTCGAACATGCAATCAGACTTTTGAGAAACGACATCAAAAGGGAAGAAACGAGAAAAATTTACTCATATGAAAATAAGACAGGAATGGCAGATCGTAGAGAAAGAAGAGTTGAATTCATGCGGGAGGAACTTGCTGCATTACAGAAGTTAAGCGAATAACTAACCAGGGATGAAAGCGAGGTGATTAATGTGAAAGTCTACGAACTGATCGAAGAACTAAAGAAAATGCCACAATTCGCGGTAGTCAAACTGGACGACCGTGAATACGTGAATGACATTGATGAAGTTGAATTGGACGACAGGGACTATGTGGTTATTCGTCCCCAATAAGTCAGAAAAAATAACAGGTAGAAAGCGAGGTGACAACGATGGCATTTGAATATCTAGCAGCATACGCAACATTTGAATCAGTAGCGGACATGGACAAGAGTGTGGAAGACCACATGGCGATTCATTATTACGGCTTAACTAAATCTGAACGCGCCGTCGTTCTCGCTATCCAAACAAGCGCTTTGGCATATCCTGGCGCATGTCACCTTAAAAACGAAACGATCGCGAAGGAAATAGATGTATCTCTAATCACTGTTAGTCGCGCAATCAGCAAACTTGTTAAGTTGGGAATTATCGGCAAAGCAAATCGAACAAAGAAAAACGGAATCAAAGGCGCTAACATTTATTTCTTTTTACCTCATAATGATGTATCGGAAATGATGCAACGAGTGACAACCGATGAAGCCAATAACGACGCGGTTAGTCCTCCACAATCTGAGAATCAATCACTAAAATCTTTTAATCTTTTAAGTTCTAAACAAGCAAATAATATTATAAGCGTTTCAGAAGAATTAGCTTTGCAAGCTGAAAAGAAAAAAGAATTCATGAACGAGTATCAGACGATGTTATTCGACTTCCTGCACTCATTACCAATGCGTGACGGCTTGAAAGATCAATTATATAAAGTTGTATTAGCATCGCAAATAGAATGCCCACGCGGCTTTGTACGTGCCAAGGATGTGCTGCTAAATATTGTGCGTGATATTAATAGTGGAGTGTTGACGATTAGTAGTACATTACGAGCGACATTTAAGGGGGCGTACAACAAGGCTGTTGAGCGACTAGGTAATATGAAGGTTAGTACATCAACTGTGGAGGACAAAGCAGGGGATAGACGTCCAGTGCCTGTATATGATTGGCTGAATAATCGTGATTGTCGTCCACAATCTATTAGTAGTAAACCGATTATTGATAACTGGCTGGATTGGTGAATGAAATAAATTGGTCACCAGTTGGTCACCATATAAGAAAAACGCCCTCCAATTAAGGAAGACGTTTTCTTGTGAATCGTTGGTGTATATGGGTTGAACTCTATGGTCCCAGACGGGCTCGAACCGCCGACCCCTACCTTGTCGAGGTGTAACATCCAACTGTTACGCAGGACCGTTGAGTGTCATAGTGTTGCAGTGACAGGCTTTGTAAGTCGCCACATTATCAACTGCTATCAAGTATTTAGTTATTTCTTCAGTGTTTATCATGAGTTGGTCACCAAACGGTCACCAGCTAGTCACCAGAACGACTCTGCTTTTATAGCAGATTTTTGAATACGTCACTTGCTTTAGAATCATCTTTCTCCGTAACGTGGGAATATACATTCATCGTTGTTTTGATATTTTTATGGCCCAATCGCTTCTGAAGAACTTTCATATTCACACCTTCGCTTAAAATGAGAGATGCAGACGAATGGCGCAAGTCTTGAAAGCGTATATATTTAAGTTCCGTACGCTTCATGAATCTATTCCAAAATGTTGTTACGGAATGCGGCTGGTACGGTATGCCGAACTCATCAGAAACGAATAGCGTGACTTCTTTGTCGTGGATGTCTTTAAACCCTTCCCATAGCTTGCCTGCTTCTAGGCGTGCGGTTGTTTGACGCAAGTAGTAACGATGTAGCTCTTTCATTAAATCAGGCGGAAACGACACCGTGCGTTCATTCTCCGTTTTCGTACCCTTCAATTTCAATCCTTCTTTTTTCGTGTACTGCAACGATCGGGTGACGTGTATTTGATTTTTCGTAAAGTCTACTTGGTCATATGCGATTCCTAATATTTCCCCACGCCTCAAACCACCTACAACTGCCAATTTAATCATAAGTTGATGGCGAGTACTTAAATCGTTAATAGCGTGCAGCAACATTTTGATTTCGTCTTTATCGTAAAAATCAATCTGCTGCTTCTTCACTTTCGGCTTATCCACTTCAAGCATCGGGTTTTCTGCAATTACTTTCCATTCGGTTGCATATTTAAAAATAGACATGAGGATATTATATTTCTTTTCAAGTGATCCTTTTCCTTCTTTTTTTTCATTGGTGAAGTATTGGACGATGTGAAAGGTGGTAATATCTTTCATGTACTTGTTTTCAAAATGCGGCGTGATGTGTTCCAAAATGTCGTAATACACTTCTTGTGTTGAATCCTCGAGTTCAGGAACTGCATAGTTTTCCTTCCACTTATCTACAAAGTCGGTGAATGATACACGTTCATTGTCGATACTCACGCTATTCCGTACCACTTCTTCAAACTCAGACAGTAACTTTGCTGCTTGTCTTGGACCAGTCGCGTTAACTCGCTTGGTGCGGCGTATACGCTTTCCTTTTGCGTCATATCCAAGTTCGACAAAAAGCTTGTACCTACCTTTTGATACTTCTTCGTACGATGCCATAATGATTTCTCCTCCCTGTTTTTTATATAGCAGTTAATTGTTTATGCATCACACCTTTCAAGGTGAGTACGTATGTTTGGGTTAAAGGCAAAAAATTATACCCTTCGAATAAATAGGGGGTCAAAAGAGATTTCATATCCATCGTGATTAATAGAAATGCCATGACGAGAAAAGTAGTGGTCTATGGAAGTCTTCAAATACTCAGCTGTAATCTCTAGGTGTACACAAACCTCAACCAATGATTTATATCCCAATTCAAAGCATTCTATTAACTTGTCCAATGAAACTATTTTTTCGTATCCCCATCTTCGAGCGACCAGCTCCAACTTCCAATTTCTCATACACTTCAAGTCTGTAATATCTCCATAAGTTGTTTCGTGGTGTCCTATTTCTTCTGCAAGGATACAGTGCTTTTCATATTTACCTCTCAGCTTGTCCAGATGAATCTCGTTATCGAAATAAACCCCCGACAAACCTTTAGGAAGTAGAACTTCTTTAATATCTATTTGGGGGTATTCTGCGATCAATGCTTCATAAGCCATTCGATTACCTCATTTCAATTTGCGTTGCAACTTGATGAATTCGATGTAATTTTTAATTCCTCGCATTTCCTCTTCTGTCAAATCAACATCATCGATATGGGCTGCAATCGTTTCAATCTGTTTTTCTTTTGTAGTTAATGTTTGAGTTGGTGCAAAAGATGGATCTATATCAGATTTATCAACATCGAAAACTAGGGCTAGTTTTTCAACATTGCCGGGATTGATTAAAGTTCTGGAATTCAAGTAATCAGAAAGTGTACTTTTAGAGATTCCAGAAACCTCACTAAGTTTAATCTGACTCTTGAAACCGTTTAACGCCATTAGTGTTTTTATATTTTTAGCAATCTCATTTTTTAAAGGTAAGTCTCTATCAACCACTTTATTTTCCTCCCCGTTTTCGAACTATCTGAAACTATCATAATACATCTCTTCATTATATGCAATATTTATTCCGTATATTCTCGGAAAATATATCTAATATCCGAATTTATTCGTTTGACATTCCGAATTTATTCGGATATTATGAGAATAACAAATAAGAAAGGAAGTGAAATCGAGGATATGAAAATTACATTGCGTGCCGCTAGGGTAAACTCAGGACTAACACTAGTAGCATCGTCTAAACGTTTATTCATCAATAAAGACACGCTGTCGAAATACGAAAAGGATTCATCTGATATACCCCGGTCCTTGTTTGTGAAAATAGAAAACTTGTACGGCGTTAATACGAATGATATTTTTTTCGGTAAAGAATCCGAGTTTTTCCGGATTAATAGAAAGGTGCTAGAAAAGGTGTAAATGGGAAGGAAGTGTAAAGCATGCGGAAAGTACGAGGTGTCAAATCACTCGTTGAATACCTTGAATCAAACAACTGTCCGATTTCCGAATCGACGATTTACCGATTGTTAAGAACTAAAAGTATTCCGTTCAAACGTTTATCTCCACAAGTATTGATATTTGATTTAGATGCTATTGATCGTTGGTTAGATTCAGACGAGGGAGTAGCCCAATAAGAAAAGCGAGGTGAACCAAATGTCAATCAAAGTAAAGGCGTGGAACAATCTATCTACTAAACAAAAACTAGTGTTGTTGCATTTCGCTTCACAGAAAAAATAAGGGTGGTGACGCTATGACGTATTACTTCAACATTTATTCCGTTTATCATGATTTAGGAATTTACCTGAGCGAGACATATTTAGTGCCGATGTCAATTCTACCAACATCATCAACTACACGGAAAATCAAACGTGCAATCAATCGACTGTTACCAAAAGGTCATCGGTGCCGTGGAGATGTGAAAGTAGCTTAATCAAAAAGGGAGGAAAAGAAAATGAACAACATCAAAGGTTTGAGTGAGAAAAAGAAAGAAGAAATCATTCACATGTCATTACGCGAACTATATCAAGTAGGTTATGATGCAGGATTTACGGATGGACAAGCTGCCTCTTTAATTGTGGAGGACACAGCGGTTGAAACTATCAAACTAAAAAGTGTGGACGAATTGTGTAAAGGTGACAAAGTAAAATTCATCGGTCCTAACAGCGATTACCACAAAGATGTGACAATTGGAGAACTTTATGAAATTAACGAAATTGATAATGATGGCTACGCGTATTTCTTGGATGATAAAAGTGATAGTTCGTATATTAATAAAAATTATTGCTGTGTGTTCGAGAAAGTTGTCGAATCAGAAACTTTTGAACATGAAGGTAAGTTGTTGCGGAAGGTTGACCGTGAAGCGCGTGAAGGTAATTACGCAATATTTTCAAAAGAACAAGCCGAAAGAACAACGGATGTTACTCCAGGTAAGTTTTATAAGATAGAAATTTTAAGAGATAAATTAGCGTTTCGACACGACGGAGCAACTAAACCTTCTTATATTTTATACGGAAAATTCGGGCGTACTCCAGAAAATGTAGAAGTATTCGAAGTAGTAGGCAACGTCGGGTATATCCACCACGTGTCGAATGATGTATTACCAGAACCAACACCATTAACAGCCAACCAACAACGCGCCGAACTGATTCAGCGGGCTAGGGAGTTTGTGGAGGGTCAGAAAAAAGATCGTTACGGCAACAAAGTCTATTTAACAAATTTAGACGCAATCTTTAACTACTGGTGCAACGCAGATTTCATTGTAAATAGAGAAAATGGTGTCGTAGTTTGTTTACTGAAGCACACAAAAGGTGGTCAAGTTAAATCAAAAGGTATCGCGAAATGCATGCCAGGTGACGTATTCCATGCTGACATTGGTAAAGCTATCGCACTAGCAAAAGCGTTGGAGATTGATATTCCGCAGGAGTTCTTGAATGCGGTTCAGCCGGATAAAAAAGTTGTTGGAATGGTTGTCAATTACAGTAATCGAATAAGAAAAATATCGACAGAAGAAAACTTCATACACAATGAATCTTGCCATTTAGGTTCTGATACTGCCAAATTCGGAACAATCATCGACGACACAAACGCAGTCTATGAAAGTGGGGGTGCCTGATATGAACCTAACAAAAGAACAGAAACTTGAAATGGTTTCCAAGGCAATTGACGCAGGTTTCGGAATCGAATTAAGGTATTACGATATCAAATCCGATGCAGAATTTGATGAAAGAATATCCATCTTTGAAGGTTTAGTTACCGAAATGAATTATTCCAAAGATAACCTAAATTATACATGGTGCGGCATAAATAAAGAAAATGCATATGATGACGGATTTGAAGCTACCATTTTTATTGATAGTCTACGAGGCGAAAACGATGGTTGAACATCCGTCGGTCCTCCACACGATGAATACAGGCTATCCGTCACGTGAACCAAAGCTACACACTCAATGCACCTATTGTGGTACTGAAATATTTGTCGGTGAAGAAGTAGTAAATCATAACGACTATCTATATTGCGACAGAATATGCATGGCTACTGAATTACTGAAGTCTGGTGAAGCTAGGAAGGTGGTGGCTGGGGAATGAGAAGGTGCAAAGGTTGTGGTTGGACAATGGATGAAGGCTACTTACACGAAGCAAGCGGCGAAACGTATTGTTCCAAAATTTGTTTGGACAAGTTGTTTAAGCAAGAAGAACAAGATGCTATGACCATCGACGAATTGTTCTGGACTACCTGGTATGACGAAGTGGTGGTTGCGGGTGATTGAGTACGCCGTTTATAAAGGTGATGACCTCTTATGTATCGGCACTGATCAAGAATGTGCTGACTTCATGGGATGGCAGCACAAGAAAACTGTTCAATATTATACATCTCCTGCTTACCAGAGGAAAGTTGCGAAGCGTAAGAATGCTAAGAATTATGTTTCTGTTATTAAACTTGACGCGGATTAACTCTATGAAACTTTGAAAGGTGGAGGTAGACATGTCAACAGTAAAACATAGAGGTTCTATTACCAACACTCATGTTAGCAATGGTGGAATTTGCTATGTAAGAAAACAGCCAGGCATCACATTTCCTACTGATTCTATGACAGCTGATGAAATTAAGGCGATGAGCAGTGAAGTTAAGGTATTCAAAAATAAGGGGGAATCAAAATGAAAGCATTATTGAATGTGGATGGCAAGAAATATTCGGTCAGTAGTATCTTTTATGACGGTAATCAAGTGTCTAGCGTGACTGCGGCAAGCGAAAATGGTGCCGTTACTTATCACGATGTCAACTGTTCTTGGGCTCCAGCTAATGCGAACTTGTTGTATCTGAGTGAATTGCTAGAATTTCCGACCATCGAAAAAGACGTTGCGGATAAATGGAAAAAACTAATCGAGCATCTGGAAGAAGTGATTGTGGATGAAGACAGCATGTTAACCCATATTGCTATCAGTGCAATGGAAGGTAAAGGATTGCCATTTGACGAGTTATCACTTATTGAAAGCCAGAAGGAATACAAGTTAACGCGTCAACGTGTGAATGGAGTCATCGACACAGTAGAAGAAGTCAAAGTATTCATGGAAGGATGGTACATGGATGACGACACTACAACAGCAGATGAAACGGAAGTCGCTAATCAAACAACTTAATCAATTGGGCGTCCACACGATTGATGGACAGGCGTTGGAAGATGTTATGTATTCTACTTTGTTGAGGACTTTGGCTGTTAAACGTAAGGCACAGGAATGAGGTGAACTAAATGACAATTGGCGAGGAAATTAAGAGGTTGCGAAAATCTAAAGGGTTGACGATGGTGCAATTATCCGAATTGACAAGTGTATCGCAAGGATTTCTATCTCATATTGAAGTAGGCAAAAGAAACGCGACACCTGAAACGCTTTCAAACATAGCGGTTGGGTTAGGTGTTTCAAAACTTCATCTATACCGTGCGGCAGGATTACTAGATGATACCGATATTCTAGCATTGGTTGATGAAAATAAGAGATTACGAGAATCGTTACAACGAGCATGTGATTCACTAGGTGCGGATATTGAAGATTACCTATAAAAAAACTTGTCAAAGGCAGCAACCAATGACAAGTCAAATGTTTAACAACACATACACACAAAATATATCACAGGAGGTTCACAATGGCTACTCTTTATGAAATTACCGACAGTCTCAAACTCATTCAGTCACTGATTGAAGAAGGTGTAGACGAAGAAGTATTTGCGGATGCAATCGCTAAAAATGAAATGGATTTAGCGGAGAAATTGGAAGGATACGCAATGGTAATGAAAAATATCGAATCAGATATTGACGGATTCAAAGCAGAGGAAAAACGATTATCTGAACGACGTAAAGCAATGGAATCAAAAATTAAACGCATGAAAGAATCAATGCACGATGCTATGTCTTCCACAGGAGAGAAGAAGATTCAAGGTGAGAAATTCACATTCACCGTGCAGAAGAATCCACCTTCATTAAAAGTTTTGGACGAGTCATTGATTCCGGAGATATTCTTCGATGAACAAAAACCAACCTTGAATAAAAAGTTATTGATGGAATCCATGAAAGATGGATTTGAATACGAAGGCGCACAAATATCACAAGGTGAATCTTTACGGATTCGATAGGAGGACTATATGGAACGCTATCTAATAGCATACACAGAAATTGACACTTATGATTATGAAACTATTGAAAATGTGAAAGTGATTGATAACAAAAAAGATGTGATAAATTTCTTGTCGAACATCATATCTGATGAAAACTTCAAATTGGTTTCAGTTGTGCTTTATGACTTTACTCGTAATTACTCAAAGAAATTCAACCCAGTACTTAATTCAAATTTAAAACTAGATTTAGAGGAGGAAAATTAATATGACAAAAGAACAATTAAACCAAAAAGAACAACACTACGCAGGTTCCCGTGATTTAGCGGAAGAAATCGTTTCAAGTGCAAAGGAAAGCGATTTCCTCACAATGCACAAAATCACAGAAAAACATAATAAATTTGGAACGTATTTTCTTGTCGATTTAACGTACAGCTACAATGTGCCACGTGAAATCATGGAAAGTGCTGCTATTAAAAAAGAAGCAGAAAGAATTACTCATGAAGGTGTAAAAGTCACACAAGATGGTGACGGAACATTTCAAGTAGACCCGAATCAAATGTCTATTGATGAAGTAAACGAACTGGCAGGCGAAGCGGAAACGTCGACGGAAGTGCCATTTTAATAGAGGAGTGTGGAAGACTTGCAATTAACAAACGGCGCAGATGTTAAACGTAGCGCAACGGCTAATATCATTACTTATTCTAAGCCTGGCGATGGTAAGACAACGGTTGCTGGATTGCTACCAGGTAAAACGTTAGTCCTTGATATTGACGGGACGAGCCAAGTGTTAGAGGGTTACGCAAATGTAGACATCGCGAAGATTGATGTGAATGATCCGCATGACAGCATAGTCAAATTCTATGCATTCGCAAAAGCTAACGTTGCAAATTATGACAACATCTTTATCGACAATCTAACACACTATCAAAAGTTATGGTTGCTTAATAAAGGCGAGAAAACTAAAAGTGGTATGCCTGAATTAAAAGACTACGCTTTGTTGTATAACCATCTGCTGAAAACAGTAGAAATATTCAACGCTTTAGATGCAAATATTGTCTACACGTGCTGGGAAGCTAAACGTGACATTATCCACGATGACGGGCAACAATACACGCAATTTGTGCCTGATATTCCAGATAAGATTGTCAACCACATCATGGGCATTGTCCATGTAGTTGCTAGATTGGTAAGAAAAGCAGACGGATCAAGAGGTTTTATCCTCGAAGGTAATCAAAGTATTTTTGCTAAAAATCACTTGGATACACGTAAAGGATGTTTGCAAGAAGATTTAATCTTGCCCTCCACAACTGAAACTAAACAAAACACACAAAAGGGAGACGATGAATAATGTCATTTTTCAAAATGGATGAAGTAGAAGAAGTAAAAGGGTTTCAGTTACCAAAGGTAGGTAAATACGAAGCGGTGATTGTTAATGCAGTCGCCCAAAAAACACAGGCAGGAAAAGATATGATGGTAGTCGATTTTGAAATCCGTTCAGACGTTCCACAAGATTCTCAGGGTGCGAAAATCTTGTATAACAATTTCACTTTTGAGCATCCAATTGCACAAGGTATTGTTAAATCACTTTGTTTAGCAGCTGGGTTCCCACCTAATCATAATTTTTCATCGTGTGAGGATATGGCAAACAGTCTG